TGGGCTAGATATAGAATTGGACTCTCCGGAACTATTCAAAGAAAAGATAAGAAACACGTTCTATTTAAAGATTTCTTTGGAAATGTTTTATATCAGCCTGAGGCGGAAAATAGAGTTGACCCTAATATTCTAATAGTGAAATCACATATTAGGGTTCTTACATCTGGGCATTGGGCTAATAGTATGACGGAGCTTGGTAATAATGAGGACTATAGAAACCTAGTATCTAAACTGGCAGATTCAATGGCCGATAGAGGCCACAAAGTTCTAGTGATTGGTGAACGTGTAAATTTTCTAGAGGCCTGCGCTTTAAGGTCGGGGGATAGAGCATGTGTTATTACAGGTAATGTAAGAGATTTCGAAGAGCGTACAGATTTAATGGCGGGTATTACTTCTAATAAGTATGATATTCTATATGGTTCTAGATCAATCTTCTCAGAAGGTATCTCTCTTAACGCACTGTCCTGTTTAATACTAGCATGTCCTATTAATAATGTTCTTAACTTGGAGCAATTAATTGGAAGAATACAGCGTATTGTTGATGGAAAGCGCACACCATTAGTTATTGATTTAAATTTAGCAGATAATGTTTCTAAGAATCAATCTAGAACACGTAAGTCATATTATATGAGCAAGGGTTATAAGATATACACGCTTGATGAAAAATAGATTTGAAAATGTTTTCGTCAGTGTGCTATAATAATAAATACAGTGAGTAATTCGATCTTATTTTATAATTGGAAAGCGATCATTAAAGACTCGCGTACTAATAAACAGATACTAAAGATAATTGATAGACTTACTGTTGAGGCTTCCCCAACATATAGTGGGAAGAGTTTTTTACTAAAACCAAAAACGTTTTTAACTTTAAGAACGGTCACTGATGACGAGAAGATAGAAGCACTTAAACTTGCCTCACAACGTAACCATTTTAACTACTGGTTTAATGGCTTTAGGGCAACGTACATGGACTTCTGCGGTGTTAGTGAAGCAGTATTGAGGTTAAATAGACTTTTAAGATTAGACGCTAAACAACGACTAATATACTTTATACACGAGGATTAAAAATTATGGGAATTGCATTCGGTGACGTTAAGGGTAGTGCCAAGAAGGGCATTGAAAACCAATACAAGTTTAAGGATGGCGATAACGTCATTCGTCTAGTGGGAGAGGTTCTCCCCCGCTATGTGTATTGGCTAAAAGGTGAGAATAATAAAGATATTCCGCTAGAGTGCCTGGCTTTCGATAGAAATCTAGAGAAGTTTACAAATACAGAAGTGGATCATGTTCGTGAACTTGATCCGGCAGCGAAGTGTACATGGTCTTATGTAGTCCAGGCTATTGATCCTTCGGAAAAGAAGGTTGTTCTTGTTAACCTTAAGAAGAAGCTTTTCCAAGCCATTAAAAGCGCAGCAGAAGACCTGGGGGATCCTACCGATCCAGACAAGGGCTATGATATTCATTTCAAGAAAGAGAAGACTGGACCGCTTCCTTTCAACGTTGAGTATACGCTACAAGTACTGCGTCTGAAGCCCCGTCCGCTAACTGCTGAGGAACGTGAACTTATTAAGGACTTGAAGCCTATTGAGGAAATTGTCCCACGTCCAACGCCTGAACAACAATTAGCATTTCTTCAAAAGCGTGGTACTTCGGAAGAAGCAGACCAACCAGAAACTAAGGTTGCTAGCACTGACGATCTGCCACAATAAGGATCAAGGCCCGCAGTTGTATTGCGGGCCTTAACTTTCTATGAAAATACTTTTTTCAGCAGACTGGCATATTAAACTAGGACAGAAAAACGTACCTGTAGAATGGCAGTTAAATAGGTATAAAGAACTAGTAACAAAATTAACTAATATAGAATGTGACCTACAAATAGTGGGTGGAGATATATTTGATAGAGTACCCACACTGGATGAATTGGCTATATTTACTGACTTTGTTGGTAAGTGCAATACCAAAACTATAATCTATGCGGGTAATCACGAAGCTATTAGTAAACATACTACATTCCTTAGTAAGCTTAAAGTACTAGTAAAAAATCTAAATCCCTTAGTTGAGATTGTAGATGAAATAATTAGTACAGACGAATTTGATATTATTCCATATAACAGACTAAAGAAATGGGCTGAGGCTTATCAAGACTATGATTTCCAAAATAAAATTCTATTTACACATGTCCGAGGGGAGATACCCCCACACGTTACCCCAGAGGTTAATCTCGACTTGTTTAACGGCTGGAGTGTTGTCTTTGCTGGTGACTTACATAGTCATGACAACAGTCAAAGAAACATTGTTTATCCCGGATCTCCAGTAACTACAAGTTTTCACCGCGCCGAGGTCCAAAATGGTTGTATTCTAATTGATACGGATATCATGGAATACGAGTGGATAAACTTAGAATTGCCACAGTTACTTCGTAAAACGATTACAGATGTGAGTGAGATGGTAAAGACCGATTTTCATCACACAGTTTATGAGATTACTGACGGAGTAGAAAATCTAAACAAGATTGAAAACTCAGAACTGCTAGATAAGAAACTAAGACGAAACAGTAGCGAAGCTACTCTTATTCTTAGTGATGATATGACTATGGAAGAGGAGTTATCAGAATTCTTATCCTACATTATGGAGATTGAACCAATTAAGGTTAAAGAACTATTAAAGGTATACCATGATCACATTAGTTGATATGTCCTGGTATAATATGTTATCCTATGGCGAGGGTAACTATATTTGTTTCATTGATAATAGACTAACTCAACTAGTTGGTAAAAATGGTCATGGAAAAAGTAGTATTCCGTATATTCTAGAAGAGTTACTTTTCAATAAAAACTCTAAGGGCTATAAGAAGGCGGATTTACTAAATCGCTATGCAAAGCGTAAGGAGTTTGGTGGAGATGTACGTTGGAGGGTAAATAACGATGAATATGAAGTAACCGTTAAACGCACTCCAACTTCCCAAAAAGTAATTTTAACAAGAAATGGCGACGATATATCGCAACATACCGCTACGGCAACTTATAAACTCATTGAGGATATGTTTGCCACTGACGTTAAAATTATAAGTCAACTTGTTTACCAAAATCTTAATTCTTCATTACAATTTCTCACAGCTACCGACACCAATCGAAAAAAGTTTCTAATCGATCTATTAAACCTTGAACGCTACGTAGAGAAGCACGAGAAAGTAAAATCTGCACTAAAAAACCTATCTGCAACTATTAAAACTCTAGAAGGTGAGTGTAATACATATGAGTCTTGGTTAAAGGGAAAGTCTCTAGCGTTTGAGCCGCTATTAACAATAGATGAGCCGGAGTATCCAACGGAATTAGCAGCAGAGTATAACACTTTAAATGATACGATAGCCAACATAACTAGTATCAAGGCGAAAATAGAGAAAAATAACAAGTGTAAGGAGATACTGGACTCTATAGATATGGAGTCCCTAGTAGGTAACTGGAAGTTGCATGATGTGGATGATATTAATAGAAGTATTAGTATTGGTGAAGCTAATACTACTCTTCTAGATAGAGAAATTAAAGCAATTAGTAAGCTACACGATAAGTGTCCAACTTGTACGCAATCTGTTCCTGCCGATTTTAAAGAAGCATATATAAAAGAGCGAGAAGATAAAAAAGCTATAATCTTAACCGGTGCTACAACGGCTAAGTCTCTACTAAATTATTTAAAACAAGAAAATGTAACAATTAAAAAGCATTTAGAAGATATTGAAACGTTCGAAAAATATTCAATACTTTATGATAAGACTCTACCAACCGAACTACCTAACATAACCGAATTAACTGATTCTGCTAAAAAACTAAAAATTAGAATTAATAATATAGAAGATCAAATAGCTGCAGCCAAGAGACATAATAAACAGGTAATCGAAGAAAATGCTAGACGAGAATTAATCTCTAAACAGTACGTTGAGTTTTCTGAAAAGTTATCTGTTAGCAAAGCTAGTCTAGATGCAAATACAGCTTTGTATAAAGATTTAGAAATACTTAAGAACGCTTTTAGTACTAATGGCTTACTCGCATATAAAATTGAAAATTCAGTTAAAGATTTAGAAGCAGCTACCAATACATATCTAGAAGAACTATCCGATGGCCGATTCCAACTGTTCTTTATAATTAATAACGATAAATTAAACATTGTAATAAATGATAATGGTGCTTCCGTAGATATTATTGCATTATCTGCCGGAGAACTAGCCCGAGTAACTACTGCCACACTACTAGCTATTAGAAAGCTAATGGCAACTATTGCTAAATCTAGAATTAATCTTCTAGTATTGGATGAAGTGTGTGATACTCTTGATGAAGAAGGCCGTGAAAAGTTAATTGAAGTGCTATTAAAAGAAGATACATTAAATACCTTTTTAGTATCACATTCATTTTCACATCCTTTACTTAATAAAATTACAGTAGTAAAGACTGATGGAATCAGTAAACTAGAAATACAATGACAGATTCACGAGCAAAAGGTGCTCGCGGTGAAACAGTTGTCAGAGATCTTCTTAGAGAGTTGACAGGTCTACAGTGGGAGAGAGTGCCTATGTCAGGTGCTCTTGCCCCAACCCATAAACTCAAGGGAGATCTATATGTGCCGGAAACTTCAATGAAATATTGTGTTGAAGTTAAGAACTACGCAGACGACCATTTCACAAGCAAGTTACTTACAAGTAAAAGCCCACAACTTATAGAGTGGTGGGAACAGACGGTGAGAGAGGCTATGGAAGTTAATAAAGAGCCGTTACTAATATTTAAATTTGACAGATCAAAGATATTTGTAGCATATGAACCTAAACCAACAGTAGAGTAT